CAGTCAGCACCTACTATAATCAAGATATATAAGAGAGAAGGAAAAAAATGCCAACTACAATCATTACGGGTCGCGATATAAGTTTCACCATTGCTGGTGCAAGTTATGATGCGCAAGCCACATCAGCCACATTAACAGTGGATTCAACAATTAACACTTATCAAACCTTAGATGGTAAAGCATATTTCACCACTGACACCCAGGGCACATTTGCGGTTTCAATGCTTGCCGATTGGGGAGCAGCATCATCATTGTGTGAAGCATTATGGACTGCCGCAACCAGCGCACCAAACACTGGTTTATCAGTAATTTTTGGCGCAGATTCAGGCGCATCATTTGCATTTGATGTTCAACCAATTTTGCCATCAGCGGGCGGCACTGCACCTGATGCGCAAACCGTGGATTTATCATTCACATGTGTAACAACACCAGTTGCTACATTTAGTTAATCAATAGAATCGGGAGCAAACAAAATGAAATTACCAATACAAATTGAATATGGAAACGGTGATTCTGAAACCTACATTGCTCAAGTTCCTGAATGGTCAAAGTGGGAGCAGAAAACTGGACATACAATCAGCCAAGCCCAGGAAAAAATTGGGCTGAATGATTTATTGTTTTTGGCTTATCATGCAATGAAGCGCAATGCAGGCGGTAAGGCAATTAAGCCTTATGAAGCATGGTGCGAGGGCATTGTGGATGTCACCGTGGGTGATGAAAGCCCAAAAGTTTCCAGCGCGGAAGCATAAACCGATTATTGATTGAATTGGCAATTGCCACATCAATTCCAATGTCGGAATGGGAAAGCGCGGAACAGATTTTAACCGCAGTTGAGATTTTAAAGGAGCGCAAAAATGACAATTGATTCTGATGCTTACAATAAGCAACAATTAAAAGTCATTATTAAAGTAATTGGCGCAATGGATGATGAAGCAATTGCTCAATCGAAAAAAACATCAGGTGCGTTGGTTGAATATGTGCAGCGAAAAATCATTGATGCATCAGGTGAAACTCAAAACAAAATTGATGATCCAATTGCTAAGGGATCGCGGGTTAGTAAATCATCAAAAATTGGTGAATTAAACCTGGGATTTGCATCTCAAAAATACAGTGGTGGTGGCACTACGCAACAACTATGGGGCGGGGCTGAATTTGGATCAAATAAGTTTAAGCAATTTCCAGCCTGGTCAGGAAAATTTGGCAAGGGTTCAAGGGGCTGGTTTATTTATCCGACACTACGCAAGGAACAGCCTTATATTTTGGATCAATGGGAAAACGCATTTGATCAGATCATTAAGGAATGGTAAATGGCAACCCAATCGCGCACTCTTAAATTATCAATCCTTGCAGAAACAAAGCAATTAGCAGATGCATTAAAAGGATCACAAAAAAATGTTCAATCATTTGGCGATCAATTAACTGATTTTGGCAAAAAGGCGGCATTGGCATTTGCAGCCGCTGGAGCAGCCATTGGAGCGTTTGCAGTTAAATCAGTTCAAAATGCCGCAGCAGATGAAGGCGCACAAAGAAAACTGACTGAAACATTACAAAAAACAACTAATGCAACAAGTGCACAAATTGCAGCCGTTGGTCAATATATTGATAAAACATCAATTGCCATTGGTGTCACTGATGATGAATTGCGCCCTGCATTTAGCAGATTAGCCCGCAGCACAAATGATGTGCAAGCCGCTCAGGATTTATTAAATTTAGCGTTGGATGTTTCAAGTGCCACAGGCAAACCCCTTGAAGCCGTGGCAAATGCATTGGGCAAGGCTTATGATGGCAATGCAGCATCATTGGGCAGGCTGGGTTTAGGCATTGATGCATCCACATTAAAATCAGGTAAGTTTGATGATATTTTTAAACAATTAACAGGAACATTTGGCGGATTTGCGGCTAATGAAGCAAATACCGTTGAGAAAAGTTTTGTTCGCATTAAACTTGCAATTGATGAAGCCCAAGAAAGAATTGGCGCGGCATTGCTGCCATTGACTGAAAGATTGACTGCATTTATTTTGGAAAATGCAGTGCCTGCATTAAATGCATTTGTTGGTGGATTAACGGGGGATCAAGGCGTAAGTGACGCATTTACTGATTCAGAGAAAAAAGCATTCGCATGGGGTGAGCGTGTTAAATCAGTAATTGGCACGGTTATTAATTTAAAGGATGAATTAATTGTTTTAGGCGGAATCCTTGCGACAATATTTGTGGTGTCAAAAATATCAGCCGCAGTCACAGCCACAATTGCATTAATTACAGGATTAATTAAGGCTTACAATGCATTAAAGGCATCAGCAATTGTTGCGGGCGTTGCAACTTATTTTGCATTAAATCCATTGGCAGGCGTTGCAGCCGCAGCCATTGCCGCTGGTGTTTTAGCAGCCGCACAAAATTTAGTCGGGCGATCAGATATTGATGTCGGTGATTTTAACATTGCAGGCGTGACTGGCAGCGGTGGTTTTAGCGGTGTTCCATTCTCAGGGGTTGCGGGTTTAGGTGGAGCAGGTGGTGGCGGTGGTGGAGCAGGTGGTGGCGGTGGTGGAGCAGGTGGTGGCGGTGGAGTTACAGCACCGCAGCCAAAAATTATTGGAAGCATTGATAAATTGAACAGTGAATTAGATGTTTTAATTAAAGAATTTGAGGAATTAGATTTTGCACTTGAAACTGGTCAATTAACAAATAAACAAGGAACAAAAAGATTTAATGTTTTATTGGATAAATTTGAGCCATTGGGCAAATTAGCAAATCAAATAATTGCAACACAATCACCAACTAATCAAGGAATTTTTACCACGCCAAGTAGTTTTACATCCATGACTGGCAGGGATGCGCCAAATATTACGGTAAACATGGGCGTTGTTGGTGATCCTGAGGGCGTTAAACGGGCATTAATAAATTTACAAAATGAGGGATTTTATAGGGGAACAGGCGGCGCGAATTTATTAGTTGGCTTGCCATGAGCCAATGGAATCCAATTTGGAAACTGGAAATTAATGGTGTTGACTACACCAATTTAATTCTTAGCAATTTAACAATTACCAGCGGGCGCACTGACATTTACAGTCAGGCAAATGCAGGTTATTGCAATATTGAATTAATTAATTTAGATCAAACCAATTACACATTTGCCATTAATGAATCCATTTCAATATCAGTGCAAGATTCAACTGCAACATTTGTGCCGATATTTGGCGGAACAATTACTGATTTAACAATTAGCGTTTCAGAGATCGGATCAGTGACATACGCTCAAACATACACAATAATTGCATTGGGTGCATTGAGCAGATTGCCAAGAATCATCACTACTGGAATTTTGCCACACGAATTTGATGGTGATCAGATTTATCGGGTTTTATCAGAAATTTTATTTAATCAATGGCAGCAAGTGCCAGCCGCTGAAACATGGGCAACCTACTCACCGCCAGCCCAGCAATGGCAGGGTGCAGAAAATAATGGATTAGGTGAAATTGACCAACCAGGTGATTATGATTTGGCAGCCCGTTCATCCAGTGTAATTGATGTTTATTCATTGGTTGCAGGGCTTGCAACATCAGGATTGGGGCAACTTTATGAGGATGCTCAGGGTCGTATTTCATACGCTGATTCAACACACCGCAGCCAATATTTATCAGCAAACGGTTATGTTGAATTAGATGCAAATCATGCCAATGGCAGAAATCTGCAAATCCGCACCCGCAGTGGTGATGTGCGCAATTCAATTACTTTAAAATACGGGGCAAATTCTAATAATGAGGTTACAGATTCTGATCCTGCATCAATTATTTTATACGGTAATTTATCGCAGATCATTAATACTACATTGCACAATCAGGCAGATGCAGAGGATCAGGCAGCGTTTTATTTAGAATTGCGGGCATACCCAAATGCCCAATTTAGCCAATTTGGATTTGATCTGACCAACCCCGAAATTGATGATGGTGATCGGGATTCCCTGATTAATACATTTATGGGGCAGCCGCTTAGGGTTTCCAATCTGCCATTAAACATGAATGCAGGTCAGTTTTTGGGATTTGTTGAGGGTTGGACATTTGCAGCCGCATACAATGAATTATCCCTGACCATGAATGTGTCACCCCTGGCATTTAGCCTGCAAGCATTCAGGTGGGAAAATGTGCCAATTGTTGAACAATGGCAGGATGTCACCGCAACATTG